GTTTTATGTACATATATGTGTACACTTATTGCACTTTTATGTACATATTACCTCTTAGACTTAGCGCCAGAGCATTTCCAACGCTTGCGTGAAAGATTGTTAGGAGTGTTGGGATCGTTCTGCTTCTTCTTAGACAGGCGCTTCTTAATCCCAAGGCTACGAGCGCAATAGCTATCTCCCTTAGAAGTCCCTGGTTTTACTCTAGGGCCACCCCCTTTAGCCTTACCTGCTTGACCATAGCTAACCTTCTTACCGCTAGCAGTGATCTTTACTTTGGCTTTGCCTTTACGAGGTTTCCTAGTAGCCATTACTTATCCTCATCTTTTGTTTCATTAAATATACTTTGCATAGTATCAGACTCATATATTCTAATACCTAACCATACAATCGTCAGCAAAGACGCTGTAGGTGGTAACCATGCGGCCAATGATGCTACTGCTGTTGAAGCTGCTGCTACATCTAACATATCTTTTGTTTGCTCATCCATTTGATTGACCTATAATCCAAGAAAACACAGAGTAAACACCTATAGCCAAGATAAGTATTCCTGTAATCTGCACTGTGTTCCAAAACACTGCTTTACGTTTACGTTCCTGTGCGTACACAGTCTTCTCTCTTTGCTCCTTAATCTTCCTACGTAACTCGACCAACTCTTTGTAACCATTCGGCCCGTAGGAATACATCAGGAGTTCCCTGAGTTCTTTCTCTTGTTGCTGTATCTTCTTTTGGTGAGCATATACCTGCATTGCCTCTTGCTCAACAGACTGTGATGCAACAATCTTCTTAAACAGGGGCGGGTTTTCTGCTCTTCTTTGACATTCATTTAAATCACTTACTGCTCCGTACCACCGCCCTATCTGACCCATTGTATCCTCAACAGCACGACCTGCTGCGACCATACGCTTGATAGTACCAAAGGCGTTAGTGGCTATACTGATTGCTGTTACTGGATCGATCATATTAATATCAACCTACGTTTGTTATGCCGTAATCGCCTAGATTATAACCTTCTGGATAATCTATAGTTAAGGCAGGTAGCTTAAAACCTTGGTGTAGTTTTCCTTCTTGTTCCATTTCATCTAACTTCATTAGATACCGCTGCATCCAATGATAATCAGTACCCCCTTTAGATACAGATGAAACAATACCACCTTCTGTCTGATCATATAGATACGTTGCAGGGTTTTCGTCAGTTGTCTTAACATCAAGATTACCAAGCTTTGCCTGATGTTTTAACTCAAACATATTTAGCGTATCTTCACCTATTATTACTTCTGAATCAAACCTAAACTGTGCTGCCTTTTTACTGATCCATGTAACGCGAGAATGTGCTTCAGAATCTTGGCAGTACTTCTCACTTTGCCCATAGTATTTATGATGTAAGTCTCTATAAAACTCAGCAGTCTCATTGTCCAGTAAAAGATTATCTCTAAAGTGTGTTACGTAATCAAAGCTTAACCTTTCAGAATAGTCTACTGTAAACGGCTGAGATAGATATGTAACATCATCTTTCAATCTAATGCTTTTCTGATTAAGAAGAAATAATGCATCTGGTGGATTATCTATAGTTTCTAAGTTCTTATAGAACCATACACCATGTGTTGTAAGTAAATCATCACCATCTACCAGAACACAGTAATCGTTATCAGACGCTAGGAAAAGATCAAGCACAGCATTCTTACCAGTAGCAGGTGTACCATCAGAGTCTGTTACATGATACTCAATACCCTTAGACTCACAAAAGCTTTTAGCTAACTTAGCATACTGTAAGTTAGGAGTATTAATAACAACAACAACATCTTCTGGTTGTAGGTTACTGTATCGATAACTAAAGTGTCTCTTTAATGCAGGATAGTCAGTTGATGTTAGGATATAAAACTGCAATTTATTCGCCTTCTGATAAGTCAGTGGTATGGTTAACTATAGCTTCGTTTAAAGCATCTTGTATTTCGTCATTTTCTAAATCAATAATATTAACTTCGTAATACTTGTCATCTTTATTGAAGCAAGCCCACTTAGCTTTCGGCTCTACTCTTAGGTTATATTCAATCATTATTTATCACCTGAAATATACACGCATCTGCGTACCAGTACCATAACCAAACGGCCTACCTTGTGAACTCCATACCCATGAAGAATAGTTATAGTAACTATCTTCGCTGTATGTGGCGTTTACCCGTGGAAACCTCCAGTATCCAATAAAAGGATAACCTGAAGTGGTCATCGGTCTGATTTCCATTTCAGTAAACCCAGTGTTTCCATACGCTCGGCCTTGTATTGCCAATCTTATACTTGAACTATAAGCACTTGTACTGTATTGATACAGCCAGTAAATTCTATTGGTATTATTTCTGAAGGCACAGTAGTGATCGTTCATAGACCCATAACCACCGAAAGTGGATTCTGCATATCCGATTGTTGTAGTGCCTCCCATATACCTTAGCGGGGTTATTACCTCCATATCTAACCCGCCTGTCTTACCATAAAAGTCGGTGGCAGCTACTGCTGACCCTGCGGTAGTTTTATTGGCTAAGTCTCTAATCGTGCCAGAATTAAGATCAATTTGATCAGAGCCGTAGCCTACACCCCTAGCTTCAATATTTATGTCTTGAAAACTAATTGTGCCACTAGTGGTTAAAGGCATAATTAATCACCCCAAGGCAGATTAGTTTTCTTTGTAGGATTTAATTTAAGTTCTAATGCGGCAGTAACGCCTTGTTCTAGTTTACTTACTTCTTCATCGCCTAATGCTGTCTTTGCCCATTCGATAGCTTGAGGCTCAGTCACAGCTGACCAATCAACAAAACCTTCGGCATTAGGATCTGTAGCGTCTAAGTCTATAGTTCCATAAACTCTTTCGCGGTGTAGTTCTCTTTCGTTTTCTTCTTCACTATCTACCCACTTCAGAGCGAGTAACTCCCAATGAACTATAGAAATAACACCTGTAACTTTATCAGCTTCTAACGCATTAACTTGCCAACTAAATTCCATTCTATTTCTCCAAGTTCTGTAAACGTAATTCAAGATCATCTACTTTCGCAGATAACTCTTTAACCGCTTCGATTAACAGTGGCGTTAGCTTTTCATAGGATACAGTCTTGTAGTCTTTACCTAGCGCAGATGGGCTGACAATCTCTGGCAATACCTTTTCAACTTCTTGCGCTGATACACCAACCTCTAACCCGTTCTGCTCTGCCCCTGCAATTAATGCAGTTTCGTTTGGCTTGAAGTAATAGCCGTTAAGCGTGTTTATCTTTTCTAGTGGATTATCAATCTTGCCTTTAAAGTCTTTAAGACGTTCATCAGAGTAGTAAGCTGTGATGTTACCAGTAGCTACGATAGACCCGACAACGTGTAAAGCTTGGGCAGGGGAGGTAGTGCCTATACCCAACCTTTTACTCTGGGTCATTCGGAAACCTTCACCACCCTGACCAAAGTAAAAGCCCAAATCCTTACCATATCCACCTGAGACTACATAAGAACCTATTACACCAAGACTGCTACCACAACTAAGATGAACACCATTACCACTAGTATAGTCCTCTACTACTAATTGTGAAGTATAAGCATTAGTAACTGGACTCTCGAATATAGCAACTCTTTGACCATTGCCAGAAGGCTTAGATACAGTAAAAGTGTTTTGTGCAGTTGAAGAAATTGCAACTGTACCATTAGTGTTAAGTTTTAATAAATCTGTATAGGTAGGAGTTTCAAGTATCACCCCACCTTCATAGGCTGTACCAACGGATGACGCATCTCCACCTCTTATTGTGACATCCCCTCCCCTCCTAGTATTAGAGCCTACGGGGTGAGCTTTACCGCCCTCAATAAGAATACTACCACCGCCATTTCCTGTACTTCCAGATTGGTACGCTTCTTGCCCTTTAATGTGTAATGAAGTAAACGTAGTAAAAGAAGACGCTGGAGCAGTAGCTAGTTGACCTACACCAAGTTCATAGGTAGTTGTTCCTGCGTCATCTGCGGCATATAAAACATCGCCTGTTAAAGTACCGCCAGTAAGGTTTAGCTTTGCGTTAGTATCAGTTAGCTGAAAGTCTGTACCGCTGAGAGTAATCCCGTTTGATGCAGTATAAGTTGTATCTGATCCTGTAATTGTAAAGTTAGGATATGTACCAGATACAGTTGTTGCACCTGCGCCTGTCAAGCTAACAGTTTGGTCTGGTGCTGTGTTAGCAAACTCAGTACCTGTTAGTGACAGCCCAGTTCCTGCTGTGTAGGTTGTATCAGTACTATCTATAGTAAAGCTAGGGTATGTTCCTGTAACAGAGGTAGCACCTGTACCTGTGAGTGATACAGTCTGGTCAGCCTGTGCAGCTGTAGCGTAATCACTGGCAGCAGTAGTTGATGCTGTACCTAAACCTAGATTAGTCCTTGCCGCACCTGCATTGTTCAAGTCTGACAGATTGTTGTTAGCAATTAATGCCCCTGATAAAGAAGCATAAGCAGCTACCCATGAGCTACCTTCGTACACCTTCATAACATCATCAGTTGTGTTATAGTAGAGCATACCCGCAGCTAGAGCATCACCATCGTTATCGGTAGTAGGGTCACTTGAGTAAGGCCCGAGATACCGATCATCAAATGAATCAAAGGCTGCTAATGCTGCATCTCTTGCAGCTTCTGCGGCAGTCTGTGCAGTGGCTGCCGAGGTAGCACTGTCAGATGCATTAGTCTCTGATGTAGAAGCGTTAGTCTCTGAAGTAGCTGCGTTGGTTTCAGAGGTAGCTGCGTTAGTAGCAGACGTAGCTGCATTAGTTTCTGAAGTTGCAGCGTTAGTCTCTGAAGTCGCTGCGTTTGTTTCTGATGTAGCTGCTGCTGTTGCTGACGCTGCTGCATTAGTTTCAGATGTGGAGGCATTAGACTCAGAAGTCGCTGCATTAGTTTCTGACGTAGCTGCGGCTGTTGCTGATGCTGCTGCATTGGTTTCTGATGTACCTGCATTAGTCTCAGAGGTAGCGGCTGCTGTTGCAGAGTTAGCTGCATTAGTCTCTGATGTAGAAGCGTTAGTAGCAGACGTAGCTGCATTAGTTTCAGACGTAGAAGCTGCAACCGCACTATTAGCTGCATTAGTCTCTGAAGTCGCTGCGTTTGTTTCTGAAGTTGCAGCATTAGTAGCAGACGTAGCTGCGTTGGTTTCTGATGTAGATGCGTTAGTAGCAGATGTAGCTGCGTTAGTCTCTGATGTAGCTGCCGCAGTTGCAGAGTTAGCTGCATTAGTCTCTGACGTAGCTGCCGCAGTTGCAGAGTTAGCTGCATTAGTAGCTTGTTGTTCAGCAGTACCTAAATGTACTCCTGACGTATCATCATAATCTTCATAAAAGCCTGTCATATCTTATCTCTTAGGTATGATGCCAATAGTAGAGCCAGACCAATCAGCATCGTCTGCCATTCTCATTATGTCTTGTGCAGTTGCTTTAAACTTAGCTTCCCACTGCAAAGCGTCTTCAGTATTCTTTGTATATAAAGATAACTCAGATAATGCACCATAAAGTAAAAGGTCAGTACCATGCTCTACAAACCAGTTAGTATCTGCATCGTTAACAAGATCAGCAGCTACATAGTAATAGTACAAATCAGCAGAGCTTACATCTGAAGTAGGAGCAATAACAAACTTACTCTGCTTACGTGCAAAGTATTTAGGGTTACCTTGATTGTTTTGCTGCTTAGTTACAAAAGCAAGATCTTTACGTTCAAGCTCTATCGCCTTACCATTAACTGTAACTACAAGAGACTTCGCCTCTAAGTAATCAGTAGGCAGGGCTAAGGCATTGTTAGTTACTGTAATTGTAGAAAAGCCCTCCAAGATAGGAAGGCGTAGGATTCTGTTTGCTCTGTCTTGAGCTATATTGATAAACGAATCAATAACTGAATTTGATATATCTGTGCGGTTACTCCAATCTTTAACTAGAGTTCGGAGATCACCTAAATTGTTTACTGCCATTATATACGCCCATTATCTGTACGGAGTTTCAAATAATCTCTATCTCTTAAACGAGCCATCATCTTTGCTTTTAGTTCAGGATCGTTGAAAAGCTGATTCATAGAACAGTTCCACTCTTTACACCAAGCATTAATTAGATTAAGAGGAATAGAAGCAACCTTACGACCGAAGGTATCTCTGTTAGTACGATTTAGATTATTATCCGCTTCTATCTTATTGTTAGCGAATATCTGAGAAAAGTCTTGGGTAGTTCCAATGCTGATAGTATCGTCATTGTTTTGAATTATATGCGTATGAACATCAGACATAACTACTCCTAGAAATAAGAAAGCTGAGCTGCCTAAGAAGACAGCTCAGCTATGGATTACCTACTTAAGAAGTAGATAGGTCACGAATAGCACCAGAAGATGCTTCGTTTTTAGAACACAAAGTGTACTCTACCAACAGTTCTTTCTGATCAAAGTCACCAGTCTTAGCCAGATCAATAGTCTGGAAATCACGATAAGTATCAACAGAGAACATGTCTGGCTGCATAACCAAAACAGTGTCAGTGAGCATCAAGCGGTTAGGTACGACAGACAGCTCACCATAGTCAGAAACGTAAACGTCTACTGCATTGACGATAGTCTTGTCACCTACTTCCTTGAACTTAGTAGCGTTGCCAGTGAAAGCAGTGATCTTAGCTTTCTGGAAAGCACCACACATGACTACAGAAGGATTACCACCTGCTTGCCAAATGTCTTCAACTACTTCGGTAAGAAGAGCTTCAGTGAAAGTACGATCAGTACCCGCAGTAGCAACGTCAGTACCATTACCAGTAGGAGCAGCACCACCTGCACCTACAAGGCAGTTAGTTCCCAACCAAGAAGTAACAGAACCAAGCTCACGAGCAGTACCGCCAGTAGCACCTGCAACCTGTGCTTTGTCAGTACCAACTAGCGTCTTCTCCATGTCACGCTTCAATTCCATTCCTTTCTTAGCCAACTGGTATGCCATTTGAGAAGCACGACCTGCGGCATCAGCAGTTTCATTAGAACCAGAAACGCTAACAGTTTTAGCAGCAATCTGAGTGTAGTTACCTACGCGAGCAGTAGCAACAGACTCGGCAGCAGGAGCAGCAGCACCTTCAGCGATTTTGTTGTCAGCAGCTGCGCTCAGATCATCTGTCTGCCACTCGTGATAAGTACCTGCGGCAGAGCCTTTACCTACGTTAGACATAAAAGGAGTGTCAGTAGGTGCGATGTTGTAAATAATATCTGCCAGATCCTCACGGATTCCAACAGTTCCAAAAGTATCAAATACTGGATTAGCCATTTTAATATTCCTTTATATAAGATTTAAGAAGTTAATGAAAGAAGAGCCTTTGCTGCATCTTCCACTTTACCAGAGCGTTTTAGCTTTTGCCGTTGTTCCTTAACGGCTCTAGCTTTTCGTGTTTGAGCAGTGGCAGGGGCAGACGCTTTAACCTTCTTCTTAATAACAGGGTTACGTTTCTTCTTAACAGTAACCTTCTTACTAACAAGTTCATCATAAAGACGAGCCTTATTTAACACTGCAATATCACGAGCGGTACTGATAGTGTTGAGAGTAGAGTCATCATAGCCCTGCTCTTTAGCATAATCAATAACACTTTTCTGGAAGTCTGGAGATAACCACTCAGGTAATATCTGAGATAGTTTCTCTTGTTCCATAGCTACAATCTTCTGCTGCTCTTGTTGTCTCTGTAATTCAGCCTTTTGTTGTGCTGCTTGAAAGTTCTGAATGTTTTGACGTAAGTTGTCTTCAACATCCTGAACACGCAGCTGCTGTCGTACATACTCAACAGGGTCAGCTTCTTTGTCGATTGAAGCAAGCAGTTCTTTAGACTTATTAACCTCTGCCATTTGTTGTGCGGCAGCTAGTTCCATAAGTTGCAGATACTGTTGTCTCTCAGCTGTCAAGTTTGTCTTAAGAGTATCTAACTCTTTAGAGTCTGCTTGTAGCTTCTGGACACGCTTAGTGTAATTCTTCTCTAGCTGATAACCCTTCTTCAGCTCTTCAAGGTTAACTTCGTACTCTTCACCATCCACCTTAACAGCGTATAGCTCTTCTTCTGAAGTCTCCTCTTGAACCTCCGCTTGGTCATCCTCTTCTTCGGAATCCCCCACTTCAGCGTCACCTTCATCTTCTTCCGTTTCGATTTCGGCTTCTTCCTCTACCTCAAGTTCGACTTCTGTGTCTTCCTCTTCGGTAGTGACCTCTTGAGTTTCCTCTTCGAGGGTTTCTTGCTCTAGCACTTCTTTATCTGCTTGCTCCTCAGAGGGCGTTAAAAGTCGGGCTACTGCGTTATCAATACTGTCATTCATGTTGGCATCCACTAGGGGTAGCCTCCTATTAAGTTATCTAATATTAATCTATGTATATATTATAACATACTTTATGCCAAAAGTAAAGAACTATTTGACTTTTTGTTGAAATTCGTAGTTAGATACATAGCCTTCTAGGACTTCCTGAAACATCCCTATTGACTTTTGCAAGTACCATAGTCTATCTCTTTCTTCATTATCTTCAGAGTTAGCCCATGCATTGGCTATGTTTTCCTTAACGTCAGAGATAACCTGTCCTAATAGGTCATCTCTTAATAGTTGCCTAGCTGCATTAACCTTAGCTTCTTCTTCCAAGTTACTCTCCACTCATTCTCAGTTTACTATCCCCAATACCTACTGGGCGTTTCTGTTGAGCTTCTAGTCCTAGTTCAGCAGCTTCTTTCTTCTTCATCCATTCAAACTTCTCCCTCTCAAACTTCATAGCTTCTAGCTTGAGTTGGAGTTCTGCTTGTTTCATTTGAGCCTCTGCTTGCTGCGCTTGTGCTTGAGCTTGTTTTAACTGAGCATCAGCAGCGTCTTTCTGTGCTTCACCCTGCGCGGCTACCATATCAGCTGAAGGCTGTGGCTCTGGCGGCTTGATCTCTTGAGGATCGCCAATAAACTGTGCAGCGTTTCTATACCCTGCGTTCTTTATGAATTCAGTAGCGAGAGTATGTACATGTTCTGGTTTAATCAGGTATCCATACTTAGTTTCGCCAATACCACGTAACATTGTAGAGATGTTATTCAAATGCATTAGCTGTTGATCTTTGTTCTGGTTACCTAGCCCGACAGTAACTGCCATATCATAGCGATCTTTCCAATCATAAGGGGCAACAGGTACAAAGCGGCCTCGCAGTTTTACGACATCTACTTCTGAGTTGTTAGTTCGGCTTAGGCGGTAAAGCTGTAGGAACAGCTCCTTAACTCCTGTCTCTGCAAAGATACGAGCGATAAGCTGAATCTTCTCTTGAGCTGCGGTCATCACCTGATTAACAGCAGTGGCAGCAGTGTTAGAAGTTAGAGCAGATGCATCTAGTCCCTGAGTCATACGGGACACACCCGCACGATCCTCTCGTTCCTTTTCTAGCTCGTTTAAGAAAGGGAAGGTAGCCTGACCTAGCTGTGGCACTGGAAGCTGTCTAACAGCGCCCTGTACCTTCTCACGTACAATACCACCAATGCGGTTGTCGATTAGGTCTTGTAGATTAACTTGATTCTCAACAGCAGCATAGCGCCCTGCGTTCGA